TCCTTGTCGTAGTACGTCTCGAAATCCAGCGTCACTATGTCCATCTTCGTCGTCCTCCCACGGTGCTTTGGGTAGCGTTACTTTTTTGTCGTTGAAGCGAGCGTCATAGACGCCCGCCCCAATCTTTGCTTTTTTAGATTTTTTGGGCTTACGCACGTAAGGCACTGGCAATCTCTCCCCCGCAAGCCATGTACCCTGCACCATCAACCCAATTATCCTTGGACTTTGGGTTGGATTTTATACGCGCAACCTTGAGCAGGTTCATCATAACCGCAACGTCTGTCGGGGTTATTTGCGCATCCAGATGCACAGACCAGTATCGTGCAATGGTGTTGAAGTTATTCTCCATGTCACCATGCTCCGCAGCACGATCCTTCGTCACGTAGTCTTTAGCTGTGTCGAGAACGTCGGCGCGTGTTACGGTTAGATTTACTTCTTCCAACACCTCTTTCGGTGTGCCGATACGTTGCTTTAATTTGTGAACATACGATGGTGAGCAGCCACACGCTTTAGCAACCTTTGTAATCGCTGCGTTAGGGTGTTTTACCAAATACGCCCAAACTTTTTGTTCTTTCTTACCCATAATTATTCTCCTACTGCTTTATCTTTGTCGTCACGTAACACGCGCACGATTTCTTCAACTGGAGTTACATCAACCCCATAATTTTCCGCTGCACCGCGAAACCTTTCAAGCCACGCCGCCAAACTTACACCGGCTTGTCTGCGTAGCTCAGCTTGTGCGACTTTATCGGTAGGGTCAAAAGGTTCGTACCCCCCGCCCTCACGCCGCTTTGACACAGGTGAAATATACGCAGGGTATTCTGTCACCTTTATGGACACAACAGAACTTTCTACTGTCTCCGTTTTTGCCACGATGCGTAGCCCTGACGCCATCTGCCGCGCCAACTGTATACGATGCTGCCTCGCGGCTTCCGCATCGTCAATCCCATAAAACGCTTGGTACGCTTCATGCTCTGGCTCGCCTGCTAACCAATCGACGAACTCTGAAGGCACAAACATATTTGCGCCCGTAGTTTGCAGGTAATCATCTATGATACGCTGCTTAGTATTTTTAGAAAACTTAGACATAAGTTTATTCTCCATAGTTTTTGTTTGTAAAGCAGGCCATCACAGCCTGCTTTGTTTTTGTTAGTCAGTCGGCTAACCACACCACGACGAGTCGGACCTAGCCGCAACACACCGAACCTAGACCGCCATGCCGTGCCCCGCCCTACCAGAACCCACCTTACCTAACCTTAACTCGACCGCCATGCCTTGATATGCCGTAACCCAACTTACCAGACCCCAACATACCTGAACCGCCTCGACTGGCCGTGCCCAACCCGAACTGACCCTACCAAAACCCGCCGCAACGCGCCTAGACCGCCTTGCCAAAACCCGCCGTTCCGAACCGGAACATAACCGGCCATGACCGCCTAACCCCGCCAAACCTCAACTCGCCGTACCTCGACCGCCCCGACTGGCCGCAACGGACCAAACCCCGACACTCCATAACCGCCATACCTTATCCGTGAATTAGGGCGGCGAACCGCCCCGCTTCGTTTAGGCTGCTCGACGCAACCGCTCTTCTTGCATAAGTCTCATAAGCTCTGCCGTTTGCTCGTCAGCGCATTCGGGGTATTCCATAGCTAACTCTTGGACTTCACGCGCTTCTTTCGTGATTTCATCCCAAGCCTCTTGGTGTTCACCCATATCTTCTGCGCTCGCTACAGAGAACGTACCGTATGACCCACGCCCTTTTTCTTGGCGAAAGTCTCCTAGCCCTACGATTAGCCCTGCGTTTGTCAACAGCGATACAATGCCGTTGGCGTTCAGCGTAGGCGTCACATATTTAATCGTTATTTCTGAACACCAGTTTGGCAGGTATGCTCTAGTACGCACATCTGGAGTTTTGTTTATATCGGCAGACCGCACGATATCCATTTTAAGGTACGGCTTACCCCAAATCTGTATTTGGCTTTCGGGTAAGAACACCAAGCGTTTTACGTTTGTGCTTTTGATCCCCGCTGTTTCTAACGCTGATGTAACCATCGAACCCTTTACACCCGCCGCAGGGAAGCACAGCAACGTGTCGCCCTTTGGTTTAGTGTACACACTTTCCCGAAACTCTTGTTCTGGATTGTGTTTAATATCTTGCTTCTCCGCAGCGGTTTTCTTTCCCGCGCCGATAAGCAAGTCACGCATAGCCTTACTGCTCATGCTGTTAAAGTACATCGGCGTTTGACCGATCATACGCAGTTTTATCACACCTTGTTTTACGGTGTGGACTATTAAAGTTTCTGCTACCGCAGTGGTTTTCTTCGTAGGCATAGTTATTCTCCTTTAAAACGGTGGCTCTTCGCCACTCTTCTTCGGTTTCCAAACAACATCCAAGCCGTGCATGGCGTGAATGAACTCTTCAAGGGTGCGACCATACAAGCCGCACCCCCGATCCGAATTACTCGTAGTCAAGTGCAAACCACTCGTCGTCGAGCGCCCACAAAACGTAAGACGCTTTTGTTTGCGTACCCTTACGTTCTATCTTTGCTTCCCATATCTCACCCGCAGTGTGCATACGCTGCAACGCAAGCTGAACTGCTGCGGTGTCAGAAGTTAGCTTACTGGCTAACTCCCCAACCCTGTGCGGATATGAGTGTTCTTCGTCACGCATAAGAGCCGTAATGCGGTCCTCTAGCGTAGCTTGCTGCACCCTCGGTGAAGGTGTTTCGTCAAACGGATCTATCCCGTCTAATAGCACAACCTTACCCACCACCTTGTGGGGGGTGTTCGCCTTGTGGCTACCCATGTTAGGCGCAACACGCGCCGTAAAGAAATCGCCTTCTTGCAGATTATTGTTTTCGATATAATTTTTACCGACAAAACAGCTTGCGCCCTCAGTAGTGACAGCAAACCCTGCGCCCCCTGCATTATGCGGGATACGCTCCATAATCATAACGACTTCTTTTACTTCGCCAAAAAGTTTTTTCAGTTGTTCGTGTGTGATATCCATTGCGGCTATCTATTCTCCATTTTGAATTTTTATTATTTCGACCTGTAACAGACCAAGATTATCCTCGTTAATAATCAGTGCTACTCCTCCTGCTGTGTCTATATCGTCCAAGTTTTTCTGTTGCAGCGGGGTCGGTTTATTCTTCCCCGCCTTACATTCGATGCCAAGGAAGTACCCTCCCAGACATGCCACTACATCAGGCACACCACTGCGCCCATACCCACCCGTCACAGGGTAGAAGTAATACGCACCCGCATCTTTAAGAATGCGTACTACCTTCTTCTTTACCTTCGCTTCCGGTGTCATATCTTCACCCCTGCGTCACGAAGGTTCTTCACGTAAGTATCTAACTCCTCACGAGCTGCAAAGAGTTCTTGCTTTACGCGGGGCCTCGCATCATTGCGCCACTGTTCTTCTTGCAGGTTGTCTACCTGCCGCTTGAGCCAACGCAACTGCGCCTGTTGGAACGTGCTTAATTCTGTGTCACCCATCTACAAATCCTTCTAAAGGGCGCGTACACTCCAAGGGAATTTTATAGCACACGGAAAACGACAACATATCCAACTTTTCTCTACTGACGGGGTTAGCCTCATGGCTAACGTAAAAGACATGACGGTCTTTGCGAAAACCTACGCCTTCGATTACGTGACCATAGTCATCTTCCCCCATCATCATAAGCACCGCTAGTTTTCCCTGTATCCAATCTGGTAAATCACTTACATACTTACCAAAGTTTTCTACCTCGTAACACTCTGTGCCTAAACACGTTACATCGACAGCAAACGATGAAGGTTGTATGTAAATGCGATATACCGTCTCGTCAAGGGGGGTGTCAAGATTTATAATTTTAGGTTTGAGCGACATAGAACAGTCTCCCTGCGAGCGCATGAAAGCCGACATTCGGAACAAACGTACCTTGCTCAACCATCTGCAATGTGAACACCTTACGTTTAAGCTCTTCGTCTAGCTGATCCACATCGCACCCGTAATGATTGCTTGGGTCTGGCTCCCAATTCCACTCCTTACCATCCATGTTAGTGTACACGTTGGCCGACTGCGTACCGCGTGGCGAGATGTTGATATACACAGCGGTAAACATATCCTTACCGGAGGACGTGTCCTCGTCTCTGTAATTAATAAACGCTTTGACCTTCTCACCAAAGTTTGCGTCAAGCCATGTATGCCCCATATTTACGAGGTTTCTAAACTCTTGCTCCAAGGGCGAGTTATTGCCACGACTTAGATCATCGGTGACATCGTTAGCCAACTGTCTAACCTTCCGCGAACTGTAGTCGTCTATATCTCGCATCTGTCTACGCAGATTTTTACGCTCGGTTTCCACAGCTACGTGACACGGTATAGTACGTAGGTGGCGTGTAGCGTTGGCTAGACCCTTCTCGAAATGCTTGGCAAACGACATGTAGTGCTGTGCGTTGTAGTCGTTGTACCTACAGTTTTCGATGTTGCGACTGTGAACAATATACGCAACATTTCCGTTGGCTTTATCAGTGAAGTCGCCGTAACCCACAAAACCTAGCGCATAGATTTCGTTCTCACGATAGATCCAAACGCTGTTCCTACGCTTGTAGCTCCACTTTGCTTTTAGTGCAGCGGCCACAGCATCTGCGAACCTAGCTACCTCATTTTCCACATAGCTATTGTTCTCTGCCTGTTTCATTGCTTCTGATGTTAAGTACGGGCTGTATCCCATAGTCATTCTCCATTTTTATATTATGATTTGAAACCAAGGTGCTTGTTCACCCAGTTATTGTATTTGTTTCGTATTGCTGACAGATCCTCCTTCGTCTCTACTTTTTGCACTTTGTAAGAGGCGTGTTGCCACCACCCATCGGCTGTGGTTTCCGCGAACTCTACAAACAGAGGTAGGCGCAGCGGGTGTTCGGGGTCGGTGATGATACTCCTACAATTCTTCACGTTGTAGGTATCTCTGGATCGTATGAACCCTGTGCCCTCTGTTTCTGAATAATAGTCATACGCCTCGGTGCGCATCTTTCGGATGTAGTCGTTATCCGTAAGCGGCAGCATGTTTGCGATTGTCATGCCCCACTCAAAGAACTCTCTCAGCGGCTCCTTGAACTTGGCTTTCAACGCTTTGTTGACACGCGGTGGTGTCGGCACATCCTCGCCTGTTTCTGGATCACGCAGCCACTTCCCGTCAGGAGTTAGCTTGAAGGCTAACGCCGTGTTGTCTTTGCGTGTAGTCCACTTTTTCCAATGGGGTTTCACTTCTTTTGGCACGGTTTTGCCTTTGGCTAGGAAATGCCTATCGTCATCGCCGTACCTACTAGATAGATTGATATACTGCTTCCCGTTGTACACTAGGAAGTACATACCTCTCGGTACGTGGCGTGTTAGGAACTGATACCTACTGACATGGTTCCACGGCCCTGTGCCGTTGCGTATCTTAACGCTTGTGGTTCCGTCACGATGCTTGCGCCACACGACAGCAGCGTAAAATTCGGTATCCGCTTTGGTAGGGGTTCTGTCGGTGCCCCACGCTTTGAACACGGAGTCGCCATAGCAATACCCGTCAACCAACGCATAGCAGTAATCGCTGAGTTTAACGATGCGCTCCCACTTACGTTTACGATCCCCGATGGGTCGGATATCTTCCGCTTTGGTGTGGCATTTCGATATCAAAGGTTTGACAGCATTGTAGTGATGCTCCACCTCTGCAAAAGTTTGGAATGCTGAATATGTAAGTGCCATTAGTTATTCTCCTGTGTTGGCCGTGCTTTCGGCCTGATTATATTTGAGACGCCCTCCGATACTTCGCAGAACATCATTATGTTATTGCCGTACAAGTCATACAACTCGTCGTACAATGGCGCTGCAATATCATTCTGCATCACCGCTTGGCAGTCGGCTTCGGTTTCAAACCACACCACCGCTTCGACTTCTTTGCCCTGCAACTCGTAGTGCAAGATCAACGCCGTGAAATACTCAATCATCGACCTCAGCCTCCATATGTAAAAAATCAGTGAACGTATCACATAATTGGCTGATCGTAGTGCCTAAAGCCATATCACGCTGATCCTCTGATGTTGTTAGCACCAACAATCCGCCCAAGGCTCTCGCCAAACTAACTGTAGCCATCGGTCCTTCCTCTTTATGATCTTCCAAAAATCGGCCCATAGTTTTTAACGCGGCATTAAACGATTCATCTGCATCAAATTTAAAATTATCCATCACACTTCCTCCACAAAATCCAAATCAAAGCTGTAAAAAATTCAATCATCATAATCCCTTTCGATTTCGCCAAGCCCCCCACAATTATCGCACTCTCGCTTGTACTCTTCCAAGTACCCATATGGGTTGTCGTTACTCATGCAGACTGCTCGCTCTGCGCTTACCTCCCCTTCTCCGCTACATTCGGGGCAGCGGATGAACGGGTTATCTACAAAAATATTATTCACCTAATACTTCCTCCACATTATAGATAATTTTATGGTTTTCATCGCGGTCGTAGTCACCATCGTAACTCTTAACGAAATAGTCTTCGATATCACCTTCAACTAAATTAATTGCGGCATCTTCGTCATCGGCTTCCACCACATGCATCTCGCATACTGTGTAACTTCTAAACACTTTATACTTCATCTGGTTCCTTCCTCTTCAAAGGATTGACCCAACACAGGGTCATCCCAATCACAATTCCCACATACACCACCACTTTTGTCGAAGTATTCTTCTTTGACACCTTCATGGCAGATCACGCAGTAGCACCCACTTTTCCCTTCTATGTCGCGCCAATCATCCATCACATATCCTCCGATTTGATGTGAATTGTTTTGCCGTTGGTCGGACGCGCACTCGCATTGTCCAACACGCACCACAGGGTCGGATGATGCCAGTTGCCCCAGCCTCCGAATAGATACCCATCGGTCAACAACACGATAGCTTGCGGGTCGAGCTTATGCTCTGCGATGTAGTTAGCCACACAGCTAACGTCTGTGCCGCCACCGCCTTCGGGCTGCGTGGTGTGTATCATGTTGTCCAACTCGTACTGCTCGTACACTTCAGCACGACAGATCGCTGTGTCCCAATACAAGATGCGAACCCGCTCGGGGCGTAGCATATCGCAGATGGATTTCGTCTCGGTCATAAACGCAGGCAACACTCCCGGCGCGAATGTCGAGCCTGACGTGTCGATGCCAAGTATCAACTCGCCAATGGTCTCGCTGAACGTCGATGGCAGATACACGTTTTGTGCAATGAACCTACGCTTGGGCTTACGCCACGTCGAATTGTCGTTACCCGCACAGGTAGCCATGAAGAACTCGCGGAACGGTTCTCTCCAATCGACCTTGGGCTGCAACAACTCCTCCATGTCACGACTGCCACCGCTTCCGGTTTTGCCTGCCACGATGTTGCCCTGACGGATTGCCTCGTCAATCTCACGCTCTAGCTCGCGCTTCTCCTCCTCGGTCATCTCCTTAGCACTTTCCCAATCGTGATCGTCGAACGGCTTACCGCCGCCATCGTCGCCACCGCCGCCACCGCCGCCTTCACCGTCACCGCTTTCACCGCCTTCGCGTTCTTTGCGCTTCTTGTAGATGTCGTCAAATATTTTAGCTGTGCCCCAACCACGATAGGTCTCGTCGAGACAGCCGCCTTCGATCCACTCCACGAACTCTCCATACTCGTCGAGTATCTTGATGTTGATTTCATAGTCCATCGCACGGTTGGCTGTGTCGGAACACTTCTTCCAGAGATGCCGCCACGTAATCAAGTGACGATACATCTTGTGATACATCTCATGCAGAACGAGAAAGCGTAGCTGCTTGTCGTTCAGGCCACGTACAAACTCACGTCCATACCACTCGTCACGTCCATCGGTACATGCCGTGCGTGTCTTGTCACATACAACACGCTTGCCCAACATAACCAACCC